AGGCAGCATTGCATTGAGTTACAAAACAAGAACGGTTATCTTCAGCATTTGCTATCGTAAATGGCAGTCCATTTATAACAGTATTAGCTGTATTAGCAGTAACAGGCCATACCATATAAGCCCATGCAGTAACCATATTGCCGACTTTTGTATAGTGACCAACAGCAGAGGCTAGTGATATGGTTGCTTCCGCTGGAGTCCAAGTACCCTCCTCATAATCATCCAGCGTGTTTGCGTCAGTAGCGGCAACTTGTGTTGCAGGGAAAGTTATGCCAGATTTAAGTTGTAGAACACCGCCGTTTGCATTGGCACTTGTTACGCCCACCAGCAAGTTGCCAGACGCATCCAGCGTCATTGCACTTGTCCATGTGATAGCACCATCAACGACAGGTGTTGCATCAGCAGAAATTCTCCAAACGTGCGTATTTCCTTGCTGAAAATAGTTTGCCGCTGTACTTGCCGCAATATATTTCCAACCAGCATTAAAATAAGCATTCATGCTTGTTTGTACAGATGTAGCACCTGTACTAAAACTTCCACCATTAGGCAATTGCAATACCTTAAATGTGCTTGCCCAAGCACTAGGCGTAACACCAAGTCCAAGGTTGCCACCACTATCAATTCTCATAGCCTCCGCACCACCCTCAGTAAAGGCAATGGTGTCAGCGGCAGGGAAGAAGATACCTGTGTTGGTGTCGCCATCGTTGGTGATAGATGGCGCGGCAGCAGACCCATCTGCAAAGCTGGCAACTCCTGTCACATTTAAACTGGTCACAGTGCCACCAATGGTGGATGCTGCCTGCCATGTGCTGCCGTTCCACACACGCAACTCATTGGAGACAGTGTTGAAGTATTGGTCGCCAGTAGTCAGCGCGTTGCCATCATTGTCAACAGTGGGGTCGCTTGCCTTGGCACCCAAGTAGATGTCATCAAACGCATCAAAGCTGGCAGCAGCGGCGGTAGCAGATGCGGCGGCAGCTGTTTCACTGGTTGATGCGTTGCTGGCCGAGGTGGCCGCGTTGGTAGCCGACGTACTAGCCGCAGTTGCCTGTGTTGTTGCAGTTGTAGCAGCAGTTGTAGCCGTTGTTGCTTGAGTCGTTGCGGTGGTTGCGCTTGTCGCCGCGTTGGTCGCACTGGTTGATGCGTTGGTTGCTTGCGTCGTGGCTGTTGTTGCCTGTGTTGTGGCGGTAGTTGCAGAAGCTGTTGCAGATGTAGCGCTGGCTGCCGCGCTTGTGGCACTGGTGCCAGCAGCAGTAGCTTGCGTGGTGGCTGTGCTTGCAGATCCGCTGGCGCTTGTGGCCGAGGTGCTCGCATTACTGGCTTGAGTGCTGGCAGTGGTGGCTGAGTTTGAAGCGTTGGTCGCAGAAGTGGATGCATTGCTGGCACTGGTTGAAGCAGCCGAGGCCGAGGCCGCCGCAGCAGTGGCAGATGCGCCAGCAGCAGCAGCATCAACAAGCAAGAAGTACTTGGCCGCTTCAGCGTTGGTTGTGAGTGGCTGCGCCCCGACAGAGGTGTGCTCCACAGTGACTTGAAAGATGTTGCTGGTCGATGTGTCTTTGACAATGTCGCGCACATAGTACAAAGTAGCAGTTGCCCAGTTGCCCCTGTTGGTGCCAATAAACTCAGTGGCCGTTGGGTTTCCACTGGAATCAAATGAGAGTACTTTACTAGCTCGCTCAGATGACCTTGGCAAAATCATGTCAATGGTGGTCGGATCGGTTTGTGGCGCACTCAACGCACGTTGTAGACCTTCAGAGTTTTGCTGGGCAAAGATGGTCTGCTGATCCAGCTCGTCGTTCAGCGTGTTGGCAAAGAAGTCGCCACCCGTTGTGAAGTCAGTGGTGCGAGCAATGGTGCGGTTGCCGACAATGGCGTACTGGGTTGGTGAGGTTGGTGCCAGCGCCAAGCCAGTTGCTGTGATGGTCACCGAGCCGGTGCCATTCGCGTTGATGGTCACGGTGTAGTGCGTGGTCAAGGTTAGCAGCGTGTCGTCCTTGAAGACGGCGATGTCGGTGTTGGCCAAGATCTCAAAGGTGAACGCATACGGGCCAGCGCCACCACTGCCGCTGGGTGCGTAGACTGTTCGGCGAGTTACGTTACTGATTGGTACGGTGGCCATAATGCAATCCTTCCTGTTGGAAATTGTACTTTTTTAATCTGGTTTGTAATAGAGGCCATTAGCTTTTTTTAGCTCTTTAAGCTCATCGATTTTGAATTGCAGTGTTGGGTCTTCAGCCTTGAGCTGATTCTTGGCAGCATCCATGTACTTGGAATGCACACGCTGCACAGTCTTTTGCTGATCATCTAACGATATCAGGTCAAAGCCGGGTGTCTGCATGATGTTTAAGATCTCATCTTTGCTTGGTAATTCTTTGCCGTAGATAGTCAGCAGCCGGTTGTACTGGAATGCATCAATCTCAACCCCGTCAATCTTGCGGTCAGGCATACCAATGGGTGAACCCATGCGTACTAGTAGGTCATCCACCTCGGAGAACTGTTGCGGTGTCACCCGTGTTGGCAACACTAGCTCGTAAGCTGCGCCGGTGCCAGACTTTGTCTCATCGCCCCAAAGGTTCAGCGTATTCGGCAGGTCTGCATTGAAGTAAGGGATGCGTGATTTGTACTTGTTGTACGCTTCAAAAAATCCACGCACACCCATGGGCAGCTCTGGGCTGGCGCGGGTATCTTTGTTGGTTGGGTCTGATAGGCGCTCAATGCCAGCCAGCAAAGAGCTGTAGACACCAAAGGGTGAGCCACCAATCACAAAGCCACCAAACTGTTTGACCAGACCATCCACGATCTTCTGGCCGTCAACAGCGCCTTGCTGGTTGGTGCCAATCAGCTTGGCCACATCAGCCACGCCTTGCAAGTAGGGCTGCTCCTTGATGTACTCGTACAGGCCGTAGGTGCCACCAAGGAATACTTCTTCAATCTTGCTGGCATCAGTCTCATGCTGGGCGTACTCAGCATAGTCGGCAGCAATGGCCATCAGCGCAGAGACTGGCTCCATGCCGCTGTAGCTGTAGTACTTGTCGCCAACCTTGATGGAGTAGGGCTGCCAGCCGTCGCGGATTAACGCATCTCTGTCAGCCTTACGCGCTGGGCCGCGCCCGGTGATACTGCCTTCAGCAGCCATGGCCGCATAGGTAGCCAGCACAGCAGATCCAAGGGTCACTTTGGCCAAGGCCATGTCGCGGTACACGCCGCCCTTTGCGATCTCCTCGCGCCACTGTGACGACAGCGGTGCAAACGGTGTTCGCTCAATGACCTGCAAACCAATGTTGGCCGGTGTCTTAAAGAACGGCACGATTACCTTTAGGGCAGGGTGGTTGAAAGTCTTTTGCAACTGCTTTAGGGCTGGCGGCAATTCAGCGGTGAAGGTTCCCTTTTGCGCAAACAAAACAGCTGCCTCATCCAGATCGCGAGGAGGGTTTTGGAATAGGCTAATTGCTTCAGCTTCAGCCTTGGCCATTGCATCTGCTTCTGGCATGCCGGAATCCAGCGCATCACGGTAGACCGATTTGCTGCGGCGGGTGATCTGAGTGTTTAACTCCATGCGGTACAGCACACCCTTGAAGAACTCATCTTCAGCCATGAGCATTCTGCCCGGCAGGGTAACCGCCGTGCCGTAGTAATCAATGGCCTTGCCAAGCCATTTGTCTTGCTCAATTCCAAAAGCAGCAGAGCTAATGGATGGCAGTTCGCCACCGCGCTGCGCCTCAATCTTGCTCATCATGTCATTGGGCTGGTTCTTCTTGAACGCAATAGATGCAAGATCAAAGCCTTCAACCAACCCATTGCGCAACGACTGCACCATGGTCAGCGCTTCGTCGTAGGCGATCTTGTCATCAGCACTGCCGGGAAGCAAAGACTTCCATGAGCGAACTCCTTGCGGCAGTGTGTTGCTGTAGAAAGATGCAATCAAGCGCTCTGGTATTTGATACAAGCCAAAGGTGGTGTTAGACACTATGTTCTTGGCATGCGACACAGGGCTAGACAGCAAGCCGTTGATGTAGGTGGTGAACCACATATCCTTCAAGCCCGACATGGTTGATTTTTCCACCATAGAGTTGCGAGCCGCACGCGACTCCAGCGTCAGATAAGACTTGGCCATGTCAGACAGGGCTGCGTCGCCACCGTATTCGTCAATCACTTGGCGCACCACGGCAGCATTGCCATCGCGGGGAATGCGGAACACAGCCAGCGATCTGGCGGTCTCAGTCTGGATGCCCTTGACACCGCGCTGGATCAGGCCGTGGAAGGCGATTTGCTGGCGCAGCTTGAGCTTGTCCACATCGGTGGCCGTGCCGCTGTTGACCATCTTGAACAGCTTGTCGAGTTCGTTGGCGCTAGACTCCAGCACCTCAAGCGCTTTGTAGGTCTCGACGGCATTGGCCATCATGCGGCCATCGCTGCCGATCAGCCGGGACAAGAAGCCCTCACTGATGCCAGACTCTGCTGCCTTGTCCTTGATCTCTTGGAACGTGACGGCCTTGGTTCTGATATTGAGCGCATCAGCCACACCGCCCACAATGGCAGCTGCGTCTTCGGTCTGGTAGCGCGACAGGTTGAAGGGCTCATCGGGTGTGCCGCCGGGCTTGCCCTGAGTAATGCCAAAGGTTTGACGGCGACTGACAGCACGGCCAACTTCATCGGTCAAGACTTGATCAGCCTCTGGGATCAGCTTGAACCGGCCAGCCTTGGCGGCCTCTGGCAGTTGGCCTTCTGGCATGCGTGCGGCTTCTGGCACCAAGTTGCGCTCGGCCTTGGTGGCCTGCCGGGTAATCAGTTTGCGGATAGCGGCATCAATTGGGCCAGCAACTTGGATGCCTTCTTCCATGCTTGGTGTACCGGCTTCAGCAGGCATTGGCATCTCAGCATCAGCGCTTTGGTCAGCGCCGGGCATTGGCTCAAGCGGTATCTGATCGGCTGGGGTGCTGGGCGCAGCGCTCGGCAGGATCTGGCCAAGTCGTTGTTCAAGAGGGCTTTGTTGAATGGCCATTATTCAGCTCCAGAGGTTGGAGCTGCACCGCCCCGTTTTACTGTTGTGGATTTGCTGCTGGCTGCTTTTTTACGGAGCCGGTCAGATACAACTCTTGTGAAGTCTTGCCCGACTTCTCCGCTTGGATTTGGTTGCGCAACATCTGCACCAGTGGGTCTTGCTCCCCCTTGCGTTGGATTAGCCTGTCCAGCTGTTCTTGTAAGGTACTCATCGTAATCACCCCTAAAGTAGACCTTGGTATCGTAGAAAACCAATCGGGCATCAGACACGTTGCCCTCTTTGATTATATCGCCAACAATGTCTTGGAACAGATCTTCTTTTTCTTGCATGATTTTGGCTTGGTCAGCTGCGCTAAACGCATCATCAAATTCAGGAATGTACTGAAAACGTAGTCCATTCAAGCCTGCAGTTTCAGCTCCACCTGCGCGAGCCTGTACATTGATACGGTCATTGAATCGCATGTCTGTTACATAAGTAAACCCATCAACACCATACTGGCGCAGCTTTGCTGTGACCGCCGCCATTTGATCAGGTGTCATCTTTTGCTTGAAATAAATTTCAACGCCGGGTCTTGCGTTTGGACTTACGCCATCTGGGACTACTTTAGAAATAAAGACAGCATCTTGGTCGTAGGTCTTGCCTTGCTCAACCATGCGACGTTCAAGCGATGAGGGATTAAAATTTTGACGCACAACAAATTCGGCATTTAAAGCTCGCTCTGTATCTCCCATAAAGGAACCGTATGTGTTTGCCAAGTTATATGCAACAACACTTGCATCATCACGCACAACATCATCAAATTCAGCGGCAAGCTCGGCTTGCGCATAGTTGCTCATTGGCTTGTCTGGACGCTCTCCAGAAACGCCAAGCGTGTAACGATCAACGCTGGCCTTGGATTGCAAAAGCTCTTGCCTCATGGCTTCTTTGTTTGCAAGGTCTTGCTCTCGCAATGGGTTGACACGATACTCGTAAGCTTGCTCGCCCATTTCCAATTCACCCTTGCGCCGGGCTGGCCCTTGGAATGACTTGTTGATTCCTTTTCTTAAATCACTGATGCGGCTTTGATCAGCAGCGCCAGCCAATGACATTTCGTAATCAAGCGAGCCACCTTCACCGGCTTTTGTTGTCCAGCCGTTGTTTGTCCATTTTTCTTTTTCAATAAACCATGCAACTGCTTGCAAGTCGTCTGGCCCAAGGTCACCAATGGCCGGGGCAACATTTTTAATAATTCCGCTTTTGTTTATTTCGTCAGCCGCTTCTCTAAATGCATCTTGGCCAAAGCCGAATTCACCACTTACTTTTGGCTCAAATAATGTTGATCCTTTTTGATGGGCACCACCAACGCCTTTTTCTGCTGGTGGAGGTATTCTTGGTAAATCAGCCAGTCTGCGCAACATGCGAGCGGCCCAGACATCAATGGTTGCCTCATTAGTCAAGCCAATTAAATTGCCTGTAAAGTTTGGAGTCTTTGGAGAATCTCCAGCTTTAATTGCTCGGAACATGTCTAGCAAAGCGCCCATGGTTGCCGGGCTATTTGTATTAAACAATTTACCGGCATCATTTTTGATTAAGTCAAAATCACCTGCTTTATCCAAAGCGCTTAAGGTTTCGGGATCTACTGGCTGCCCTTTAGCAACTCTTGCTTCATAAGCTGCCAGCGTTTTATCGTAATCGCCACGGCTGAATTTTGTAAGAACCGTCACTGCGTTTTTAAAGTTTTGACGAACATCTGTTTGCGCCGAGGTTGTACCTAAGACATCCGCAAATACATCACCAAGGCCACCAAACTCTGCGCGTAACCTGTCGCGCATGGTTCGATACCAGCTTGCTTCTGCCAAAATATCTAAGGCGGCTTTATCACCAGAAGCGGCACGGTCAACAACGATCTGCACCTCATCCAAAATACGCGATGACATTGTGGCTTGCCATGCTTCTTCTGGCACGCCTTCTGGCGGCGTGTGAAAGTCGTAGGCAATAGCCTTTGGATCAACTTCTACTTTTACAAACTTGCCAGCTTTATCAAATTTTTGATCTACTTTCCCAATTTCTATTGGCGACCATCCATCTCCCTCTGGGTAGTTGGACTTCAAGGTTTCTGCAAGTTTTATTGCTTCATCTCGTACTAGCTTTTTGCGCCCAGCGCCAGCACTGATAACGGCTTTTTCTTGTCTGTTTAATACCGGCCCCTGTATTGATGATGGGCTGGGCTCCACAATATTCATTTGGAGTGGAGTGCCAAGTTTTTCCATGCTTTTGCTGATCATCTGTCCAGCTTCGGGGGCAAGCGCCTTGCCTGCCTTGACCGTGCCAGCTACTCCGGGCACCAAACCAAGCACAGCACCTCCAGCTTGCAGTGCAGCCGTTCCATAGTCGCCGCGTTTGGCAGACTCAATTGACTCACCGCCCATGATTGCAGACTCTTCAGTCTGCAGCCCTGTACCCAAGAATGGCACAAAGTCAGCCAAGCCTATGTTCAACGGCAGGTTGCTACTACCACCACCAATCAGCGTCTGAGCGTTTTGGCGAGCCTTGTAGCGATCCATGCCCAAGCCTTCAAAGCTGGATTGCAACACGCCTGCCAAACGCTCGCGCACGGTTGGCTCAATAGCTTTCATGCTGTCTGGATAACGGCCACTGTAGGCCTGCTCTGGCAAATTACGCGACCCAACCTCGGCCAGCATCACATCACCTTCTTGTCTGCCGGGCATGGTCTGCTCTGGCATCGCTGGCTCAACAGGCATGTCAGGAAACTGGACAGCAGCCAAGGCCGACAGGTATTTGTCTTCAAATGAGCTGTAGGCCATTACTGCTCTCCCTCTGCTTTGCGTATAAGTTTTTTAATCTGCTCTAGCTCTTGTAGTTTTTGTCTATTGCTACCTGCTTTTTGCTGAAGAGCTGACAAAGATTCACGGGTAATTGCCCCATTAATCCATTCTTTCTTTTCATACACTTGTGTCAATGTGCTTCTTGCAGCTTTTGCTGACTCTGAATTTCTTCTTAGAGTAAGGTTTTCTTCTAGCTTAGAAAGTATTTGTCGAGGGGTTAGCACTTCACCTTTGCGCGCAGCCTCAGCTTGAATTTGCAAAGATTCAGCATTTAAATCGTTGCGCCTCTTAAACTCTTCACCCTTTGGATCAACTACTACTACGCTGCCGGGTATTACTGGTATGCCAGATAATTTTGATATTCCAGAAATCAAGTCATATTGATCGCGGCGATCCTCACTAATAAAAAACTTTAATGCAGTAATTTTTTGTTTAGCATTCAACGTATTGTTTTTCATAATTTGCTCTGAACTGTTAATTGTTCCAAGAAAAATACTATTCAACACATTTAGTTCCGCAACCGAATTACCCTCTTTGCTTGGCTCAAGCAAATCTTTCAATACCCCAATAGGCACGGCATCTGGAGATCGTGTTGCAAGGTCAGCAATTTGCCCAGCAAACTTTTTTCTGGCGGGGCTTCCTTCTGGAGCTGATATGGCTTGTTCATATAGCGGAACAAATTCAGCAACAGCTGCACGTTTTTCTTCAACAATCTTGGCATCCTTGATTGACTTGCGGCTGTTGACAGCCACCATATAGTTGGCAGTCACCTTAGCCACAGCATCAAAGTCATTGACGATCATGGACTGAAGCACTGGGCTCATGTTGCCAAGTTTGCCTTCTCTCAGGTTTTTAAGAGTCAGCTCTGGGTCTACCATGTTGGCATCAGTAATCAAAGCCTTGGTCACAGAATTGATCTTGGCTGTGCGCAACGCTACCTCAAACTTGGTGCTGTATTCTGTCTGCAAAGCTTTGTCGCCAAGCAATAAAGACTGTGTCAGCACGTTCTTGCGAAACACATCAGCCAACTCATCAATGGAGCGCTGTTGGCCACTGGCATCAGTAAAGCTACCTTGAGAAATTGTTTGCTCAAGCAGTCGTGTGCTGTTATCAAAGTCAGAGTCGAACTTAGCAATGCGCTGTGCTTTGGCTCTGTCAAGCTCGGCCTTGTAGGCAGCATTGAGCACGGTGTTGCCGTGCGTGGCCATGGTTGCTCGGAACTTGATTGATGCCTCTGGGTCAATGTTTGCCAAAGACTTTGAGAAACCGTCGGACATAGTCTGAACTTTTGCTGCGACTTGGGCAGAGTCAATTTGACCTGCCTCGACCTGAGACAACAGCTTCACCAACTCATTGCGGCCTTCAATCTCAAAGTGGCCAGATAGCTCAAGGCTGCGAGCTTTGGCAACAGCTTGCGCAAAATATCCAGCTGAATTGACACTTGGCATTGGAAGTGTTGACCCATTAGGCCCCATAAACCAACCCTCTGGATTAACTCCATCTTTGGCAAGCTGCACCTGCTCAGATGTCAATGGGTTTTGTGCGGCAAACTGCAAGCCTTCTTGCTGGCGCATACCGGCAGCAGTTTGAAATGCACTGGCGCTCATGCGATCAAGAATCTGCGCAAGCTGGCTGGCACCTTGTGCAGCAACACGCGGCCCAATGTAATCAACCTGTTGCTGCTGCACTTGCGTCATTGGTACACCACCAACAGAGCGCAATTGCATTTGTCCTGATTCGATTCTTGTGGCCATGTTTATTTATCCGTATATGCTTTGTAAGCCGGAGCCAAAGCACTGGTTAATGTTGCTCCGGCAAGGATGCCGCCAGCCCTGCGAGCGGCAGAGCCAGCAAAATTTAGCTGGCCAGCTTGGCTTCTTGCGCTGTACAGGTTGAGCATGTTTTGGTAGTCGGTGGACTCCAGCATGGCGCTGGCATCCTCAAAGCCCATGACCCGCGCAGTCAGTGCGTTAAGGTCAGCAATACCAACATCACGAAATGTGGCAGCCACGTTCTCGCGCTGCACAGCCTGCACAGATCCCTCACCCAGCACCACGCCGCTTGCAGCAGCTCTTGCGCGAATAGCTGCGTTGGTTGCTCGCATGTTCCTAAGTAAACCATTGCCAGCAATGGTGTAATTCTGAGCTTCCATTTCGGCGCGTTTAATTGTGCGACCGGCTTGGATAGTGGAGTACTGCTCAGACATGTCGGCACGCACCTCGGCCACAGCCAACGTGTCACGCGCTTGCAGCAGGTAGCTTGTCTGCTGATTTATCGCCGCAGCTTTTTGCGCCTCGGCTTCGCCGTAGGCACCAATCAGGCCTGCGACTCCAACTACTTGTCCGGGTGTTACTGCTGTTGCCATGTCATGTTCCTGAGAAAACAGCTACTCGGTAGTCCAAGCCCAGCAGGTTCATCTTGACCGGCAAGTCTTGGGATACCTCAATGGACTGCTCGCGGCTGTAACCAAGCACGCCATTGACGCGCTTGATGCCGGTGAACTCTGGTATGGGGTCGTCCAGCAGCGGGTTGTCAAACAACCTAAACGCCACCGGCTGCTGGTTGATGATCATGTTTTGAGTCTCGTTGACCACTGCGCTGATCTCCACAATGCGCTTCTTGAACGACACCCGGCTGCCGGTTTGCAACTTAACTTCAGCAGGCATGGTCTTAACGTAGACCGTGATTGGCAGGCCAACCTCATAGCTGGTGGTGCTAGATCGGTCAAAGGTCACAGCGCCAGCTCCGCTCACAGTCTCATTCCCTTGTGGCGAGCCATCGGTGATCACGTTCAACACCTTGGCCACATGAGGCAGGCTGCTGGCGCTGGCTGCTGCACCGCCAACAAACGCGCAGTCGGTGAAATACTCGTAGCCAAAGAGCTCAATGAAGTACCTGTCAACGCTGTTGAACGTGCGCTTGGTCACCACATAGATGGCGTTCACATCCACGCCCACATCGATGTAAGAGCCATCTGTGATGAACTCAGATGGGCTGGTCACTTGCTGGCTGCGCATGATGCTGAACACACCCATGGTGCCGTCATCAGTGTTGGTCATCAACAGCAAGTCGGCTTCTTCGGTACTTGATGCTCGACGCAACGCAACGCGCTGTGGCCCTTTGAGTAGGTGGCCAGACAGCAATGAGATCCGCTGCGTAATGTAGGTGAGCTGGGTGTCACTAAACACAAACTCGTTAAGCGACTTGCCTTGGCGCTGAATGTAGATCGATCCAGACTCAACCGATTGCACGCGAGTGCCGGGCTTGATGCCATTGCGACTCACGTTCTTGAATGTAAAGGTCAGCGGCGTGACTGGATCAGTGCCCTGCTGCGGCACAAAGAACTCACCGCCAGTGGTGAACACTTGGAAGTCACGCGAGCTGATGATGTCAGTGATTACGTTCAAATCGTTGGTGTCAAGTGTGGCCTCGACCGCGTCATCATCCAGCGACTCGCTTGGCACAAAGTCAAAGAACAGGCCGATCTTGGAGCCCCAGATCGTGGATGGCCGCGACTTGCTGCCACCAAAATAGAGCCTGCCTTCGTGAAAAGTCACAGAGCGTGGCCAGCCCTTAGTGCTTGACCACACATCCACATAGCCATGCTCAAGTTCCCAGCGGCCTGCATCAATCACGGTGGTGTTAAAGAATGGGTACTCTGTCACCACCTCAACCACTGTGGCTGACACATACCGCACAATCCTTGCGCGACCCTGCGGCTGCACATTGATGTATTGGTTGACAGACAGAGCTGAAAACGTGGTTGTGGTGTAGGTGCTTGTGCCGTTTGGCGTGACGGTGAAGGCCTCTTCAACTGTGGCCACCTTGGTGGTGCCGTTGTAGTCCTCAATCAGCCGAGTTTGGCCAGAGCCTGTGCCGCCTGTGATGTTGACGTACATGCCAACATATATGTCATCTGTTGCACTTGCTGTTGCTTTAAGGGTAATGGTCGTGCTGGTGCCAGCTTGCGCTGTGCCAGAGTCGTGATGCGTCGTTGATGCCGTCAAGGTCACATTACCAGACACGGCAGACGGGGTCAGGGTTGAGCTGGTATTGGTATGAAAATCAATGTCATATGCATACTTGGGTATTGAGTCAAACGTGATTGATGTGGCCGTCCAAGCGGTGTCGCTGGTTCTGGTGATCCGCACCGGCTGCAGATCTGGATGCACCACAATCAATGTGTCGGCAGACTGTATCCAGCACATATCATCAACAATGCTGGACCCAATGGTGGTGGTCAGGTAGCTGTTGCCGGTGCCGTTGATGTTGGACTGCACCACGCCGCCCTTGACGACATGCATGCGGTTGTGGGTAAAGCACAGCATGTAGCTGTCGTCCACAGAAAACTGAAATGGAACCAAGCGCACACCGTTGCCAGCTGACTCGGTGCTTGTGTTTGGCAGCTCAAAGATGTGCTTACTGCCGGGCCTACGGCGCAGGCCACCCTGCGGCTGGATCAGCACGTTGGTAGCCTTGGCCAGTGCATTGCCGTATGCGGCCAAGTCAACCCGCGCACGCAGCAATGGGTCGAGCTCGCCTGTTGCGAAGTTGGTGGTGAACTCAACAAAGCGTGGCATCAGTTTCTCACCGCAATTAGGCTGTAGTCTTCAATCACGCGCACAGGGTTGTTCTGGCCATCGATATTCATAGCGGTGCGCAAAAAGCCACCGCGACCATTCTCAGATGGGTCACCTGTGGCCACACGCTGCCACTTGGCAGACTTGTCTTGCTGCTCGGTAATAGTCTCAGCAATGTGCCACGCAATCATGTACTTGAGCAGCTGCACAAAGTACTGCGGCATGGCGTACTCAGGGACGCTAAACTGGTAATCAATGTAGACGCTGGTCAGGTTGGTGAGCAGCTTGTCGCCTTGGATCTCCCAATCCTTTTGCACAGGGCTGCCGGAGTTGGCGCTGTTGTACACAGCACGGGGGTTGGCCAGTTTGTCGCCGGGGAGCTGGTACTCGTAAGTCCAAACAGTTGTTGGGGTGGTAATGAGCTGAGCCAGCTGCACCTTCTTCATGCCAAAAGACCACGGGTACATGACCAAGGTAGAGTCGCGGATATCTGGATAGAGTCGGTCGCAAACGCTTGACTCATCGGTGCCGTCGTTAAAAGACGAAATAGCCTTGGCACCAATCAGGAGCAAGGCATCAGAACATATCGATACACCAGTGTCGCCAGCAGCCATTTGAACCTCTCAATGTGAGAAAGGCCATCCTCCGAGGATCCCCAGAAGATGGCCTAGCTAACTGACCATCAATTAGTCAGTGTCAGTTGCGCTTACGGTTGTGCCGTCAGCAATGTCA